AATTTGCTATACCCTGATGGGAATGCACTGTTTTCATCAATAGTTACTTTAGCTTGTGGATACATTGATTTAATAACTTGGTTAGGTACTAAACGTATTAACGCCAACTCTTTAGGTTGTTGATCTGCGCCATAATATCCTGGATAACAATCGTAAGGATCTCTTAGTTCCGCATGTGGATACATGATTCCTTCAGGTGATTTTTTTTGTCTAATGATCCATACACAAAAACCATAACCTGGTAACCATCGTGCAGCTTGTGGTAACTGCATTTCCATTTTAGATGAAGCGTCTAAACTTGTAACAATACGTTCTAACTTATCTGCTTTTGTTTTAGCACGTTCACTCTCTGCATAAGCGTCTACTTTTATGTCAGGCATACGTCCTAACTTTTGCGCTAAATGTTCTAGACCTGAATTAATAAGATTAGGTATTGGTAAGTCAACATCGTAGTTTTTTGCTTCTTGACCTAGTAATGCAGAGATACCATTTGTGCCACCGTTCATAATAGAACGTACACGATCACGGTACTCGAAATGACCGCTTTGTTCGTGCATTGCTTTTAAATCGTCTGTTTTAATTAACAGCTCATCTGCGTTTAGCATTACCAAAAAACCTCGTTGTATTCACTTTGCTTATAATAACTATAGGATGGATTATAGTCAGCTTCAGCTTCAGCTAACATCATTTTTACATTGGTACGTATTCGTTTCATAGGAAACCAACTAGCCATAACTAAGTCAGTTTTAGTTCCTACGTTACGTGAGTTACTTGCACCTGCTTGTGAAAAGTAGATCAGTTGCTGTCTAAAAATATTTACTTTACGTTGTGTGTTTGCGTCAGAGTACGGTATGTTTACTTTCTCTTGTTCATACATACCTACCATACTGGTCACACCAAATGTAGGATCCCATTTATTTTTATAGGTTTGATGTCCCTCTATACGTACACCATGATTAGCTGCCCATTGTTTTATGTCTCGGTCTTGTCCGATCGCTCTTTGGAATCCGTTTTCTTCTATTACCCAATGTGCTAACCAATACTTGTCGTACCATTCCTTCATAAGTTTATGTGCTTTTTGTACACCACCACCTTGATCATTCTTAATATCTACAAGCCATACTTGTTGAGTTTTAATATTATATGCCCATAGTACTGCTGCTTGATACCCTGTACTAGCAGGATCGAGTCCTGCAATAAGTGTAGTACCAGGTGGTATGTCTCCTAGCTTACGTGACTTGTCTATACATTGATCAATCATTTCTGCGGTAAACAATGCCATACCGTCAGGTACTGCTTTATTAAGATATACCATCTCAAATATATTTCTACCGCCTACAGTTTCTGCTGCAGCTAACTGTTCTAATAACCATTTATGTGATCGTCTTGATTGCCATAACATATGCGGTTGGTGATCTAATGACTCATCTTCTAAAGGTATTTCTAGATCATGCGCTCTATCTACTATAGATTCCCATGCTTTGTTTTCTAAGAGATGATGGTAGAGATCGTCGGGATGTTGTCTTGATCCAATGACGACCATTCCTGTATGTTCCTCTTTACGCGATTGTAATGTTGTTGTCCACCAGTTCCTGGTGTTTTCTCTAGCACTTGGTTGCACAGTTGTTCCATGATCTTCGATGTCGTCTGCAATAATAAGGTCTGCGTCGCGGGAAAGGATTTTACCTCCCTTTCCAATTGCGACAAGAGTTGGTGACTTAATACCAGAGACTGTTCTAGTTGCAACAGTAAATTGACTGGACGACCAACTTTTTCCACCTCTATTAGAAGGTCTAAATCCGTCGTAGTCTCCGTAATCTTGTATGAGTCCTTCATTGTTCTCCAAATGGTCTAGTACCGCACCTACAGAGTTACGTGCAATGTCTTCGTTACCACCGCACCACATAACACGTATGTTTGGATTTTTACATATCATGTAAATACAAAAGTGAGTTAAGAGATCTGTCTTACCATGTCTAGGCGGAGACAAGATCATAAGTCGCTTACCAAACTTTATACTATCTAAGATAGCAGCTATCCACTTCTTTTGGAAGTCAGGTGTTTCATAATTTTCACCACGCTCTGTCAGGAAATATTCATCTCTAAACTTTACAAAAGACTCTACGTCCGCCTGCAGCTCGAAGGGATCCCCCCTCTTTTCGTGCAGCGCTTCTTTCTCTACGTCCTCTAAGTAAGCAGCTACTGCTCTAGATACTGTTGATGGACTGCAGCTTAGTATATTAGCGATCTCTTTTTTAGTCTTAGTACCACTCATTATGTCGTGAAAAAAATTTTTCTGTTTCATTATGGCATAATAATCCCCACGTCGCTTCTGTACATTTTCATCTACCTGCTTGGGGTTCTGTATCTCTGCTGTGGGTTTACTAGCTCTCCACGCTCTCTGTCGTGTTCTTTTAGAACACCTATCACTACAATACTTCTTACGACCTTCAGGTAAAGGGATCAGACAGTTGTCTGCTGTGCAGATGGTGATTTTTTCTTTATTTGACATATCTCTATGGTATAGTGTAGCATACGTGGGATAAGTAATGTGGTGTTCCTGCCTATACAAACACCATATGATAATACAAAAGAGTTGTGGTTGGACTAGCAGGACCGCCTTAGTCATCCGTTGAGGGATCTTCCTCACATTTTATTTATTAGAGAGAGACAATATTTTTACGTTACTGCACTTAATAAACTGCGTTGGGTTGGGAGTGACACAGGGATTGCTACGACTGCCGAGCGCTCGACTGTTATATTACAGGATCTTCGTAATATAACATACTAGTGGTAGTTATACCACATATAGTGGTTATAGACTACACTATATATAGTATACTGTAGACGGGGGTGTACTGGTTTCGTGTTAGATCTTATCCCATATAAACATCTAATAACAGTGGGTTCGACTCCCACCACCTCCACAAATTGCCAGGTTTAAATTGACTAATTCATATATATTTTGTGCGCCGCCAGATTGACCTATGGGGGTTAATACTTGCTTTGCTTTCGTGTGTGTGGGTAGTGCGGCACGGTGCGGCGATTCGTAGGCGGTTTGTCCTGGACTGCTGACTTATGCGTTCGCCTATCAAATCGACTACTCGCAGCTTGAAATAACAGATATACGTCTCTCCAGGCGTCACGATCTACAAAATTTTCTTCCAGGATTTTCCGATCTCCAAAGTTTTCACGGAGATCTATTCGTCTTTCTTCTGACTTAGTGATCTATTATTCTCTCACAATGAGAAAAGCAGCGCCGTAGCGCTGCCCGTCTCTCTCTCCTGGTTAGTACGTAAACAATTAGGGGATTGTTTTCTCCAGGAGTCGCACCTTATTCTAACGTTCGCTCGACTTCTTCCTTTAAGTCTTCCACGTCTTGAAGCATTCCATAGAATTTATCGCTTAGTTCCACATAACTTGTTGGTACTAAATCGCTTCCTTGTCGTAGGAAGTCATAAGCATTTTGTACTTCTTCCGCTATATCTTTTTTTAATCCCATTTTAATCCTTTCTCTCTTGCTCTAAATACATCCTTGATAGTTCCAAGAACATACGCTTCTACTCTGTCCGCTTGACTGCTGCCTAACTCCAAGCTCGTCCAATTCTCATCGAACATATTCTTTATAGCTTTAACTAATGCTTTCTCCATTAAACTTCTCCCCTTTCTTTTGCTTCTGTAAATTCATCTCCAATATAATTTATATATTCGTCTAGGTCTCCCTGTGTCTCTCTTAGTTCCTGGCGTAAACTCCAGGCATAGACAACAAATAACGAATGGCTAGCTATGAGTAACAATATAAATATATTCATTAGTAACTTTTCCATAGATACGTAACTCCGTTAATCTCTGCACGCTCTAAGTCTTGCAGCATGTACTCNCGGACTTCTCTCCAATTAATGAACGGATAAAGGTGGTCTGATATTTCAAACATATCTACAAATCTATCCTCTAGCGCGTTCTCTTCACTTTCCCTTGATGTAAACGTTGTTACTTCTTCAGCAAATTCTTCAAACGCTTGTGTTGGCTCGTGGTTGACGTCTAACTCATCGCCCATAAGAAACACATCTTTAAATGCTCTTACATAATCAAAGTTCGGAACCAATTGAAGCAGCTGCACAAGTCCAAACAATTCTTCGGCTAGCATGTACTCGCCGCCTCCAAAATCGTTGTCCTGGATGTGTACTTCATCGCCGCCGCATGCGTGCGGAGTCTTTGCTTTTTTGTGTATCTCTTCAATACTCATGGCTTTTTGGATTTGTTCAAGCGTTGTCTCTTTATTAATTTGGAACCAATAAAAAGTAAGGCGCCCTTGATTGTAGCAAGCAAGACAACCTGGACAAATTTCTATGTAGTTGTTGCTTGTGGTCTCTTTTATATTATTCATTTTTCTAACTCCTTCCTAAAGTTATATTAAAATTGTACCAAAATATAAAACTTATACAAGTATTTAATTCAATGTTTATAGGGTTCTAGGTGTGGGACATAGTGAAGCGGACATTTTCCAGGACTCTCTAAACGTCTCCTAATGCCCTGTTTATTTCCAGGTAAAAGAAAAAGCAGCAAAGAGGCGGCTCTGCTGCTGATTCTCTCGGTTTTCCTGGTGATCAGTTTTTTACTTCGTTCAACTCCTTTAATTGTCCGACTAAGATTGAGTTAATCTCTTCGAGTCTATGGTTCTCTGTCTGTGTTATGCGCAGCTCTTGTACTATGTTTTTCCATTCCCATAATCTACGTGTCCGCCATTGTTCGTTAGCAAAATAATAACCTAACACCATGCTGCCGAGTGCGACCATGATATGACTTACGACATTGAAATGGAACTCCATTGTTCTTCCTCCTCTATTTTGTATAATGGATATAAGTTTTTACTTGCTGACACCCACCATTTCAACACTTCATTATTTATATCTTCCTGTTTACATTCAACTTCTATATCAAATTGAAATACAATCTTATATGTTATAGCCATAAATCTTCCTCCTCAATTAACCAACTACCCTCTTCACTATTTATATACTCATCCATATCAATAGTGTTTTTGCAATATAAACATTCCAATGCAGTCCAATGAAAATGTCCTACTTCTAACATTTTTAAACAATATGGGCAACTAAATATTGCACCATTGTTGAGTATGTTTTCTTTTATAGCCATTATTCTTCCTCCTCTATTGCAATAACTTCTGCATTTTTTAATGGATTATCATTAAAATCTTCCTCATAATATCTAGCGTCCTCAATAGCTTCCTCTTTAGTATCCCCAAATCCAATTCGTACTACTTGATATTTAATTTCATATCTTTTAGCCATTACTCCTCCTCCTCTTTGAATACATCTACAATAGTTGCAAGTACATAGTTTTCAATTAAGTCAACTTGTTTACTTCCTAACTCAAAGTTTTTCCAATTTTCATTAAACATATTGTGAATAGCATTTCCTAATTTTTTCAATAATAACTTATCCATTATTCTTCCTCCAATTCACAATGCTGCGGCATAATCCATAACTGTTTTTCAGTTGCGTTATCTGTGCCACTGCAAGTTTTCTCCATAAACACTGCGGTGTCATGCTTGCCCGTGTAACTATACATGTATGTAAAGTGTTCATCCTTGTTGTATGTTAAGAACTCGAACGCTCTCTTCATGTATACAGG